TTGAGAATATAAATGTATAATTGCAATCTTCGTTAATTCACTTAATACAATTCTTTGAATTCTTTCAATAGTACGTGCAAAACGAATATCTTCAGCGGCTAATGTAGCTTTACCTGATATTCCTTCTTCATATCCTAAAAATGATTTAGGAATTTTAAGAGCTGCCATCATTCTATTACGTAAGTATTCAATATCATCAATACCATTATACTCCATTCCTGATAATGTATCGATTTCCGTACCCGATTGGCCTCCACGAACAGGTAAATAATAATCTTCAAGCATATTCATTAAATTAAACTTAAGATTATAATCACCCGTTTTATCGTCCATGAAAGGAACTTTTTTCATTTGATTGACAATTTTTGCCATAAAACCATCGACTTCATTAGGAGGAATATTTCCTACATCGACTTTGAAAATACGTTTTTCAGGTGCTCTCATAATACGATGTATCATCATCGCATCTTCCATTAAGGTTAATTGTTTCCAAACCTTACGTGCTGGCTCCACCATTGATTTTCCGTATGGTAAAAAGTTTGAATCATTTAATAATCTAAAATGAGCTACTTCATAATTCTCTAAAACTTTATTACCGGAATTCATTAATTTAAATCGTACTGCATATGGATTATTTACATCGTAATTTTCTTCTCTAATAATTTCATATGCAGAAAATGGCGTTACATTAACAATACCAATATCGTCTTGTACATCTAATATTAAATAAAAGTCGCCGTATTTAACTAAATTACGTACCCATGGCCATAAATTAAAATCTACATTTAAAATATCAAAGAATAAATTTTCTAATATTTTTTGTAAATTTTCATCGTCACTTTTAATAGAAAGTACATTACCTTTTTCATCTTTTAAAACGGTTTCGTCTGAATAGATATCTAATGCAGATGCAATAATAGAATCCATATCCATCGTTTCATATTCAGTATATAATTCTAATTTTGAACTATAATAGTTATGATGCGGTGAATACGTGGTATATGTATGTTGTCGAGTACCATGTAACCTAGTATATCTATCAACATATCCAGTGTTGGTACGAGACCCGACCGACTGCATATGATCGCCATCAATTACTTTTAATTTATGTTTGCCAACCCTACGAATTACTACATTCGAACTAAATAACCGTTTAAGCCTGGCTGTTAATGATGTATCCATTTAATATATTTTTAATATAAATATGTAATTATTTGATTAACCATGTTATATCTTCATTACCATCTCCCGTTCTCATTTGCCATGGATTAGTTCCGCCTATATTACGAGAATTATAAACGCCCGTGCCTTGATTACCTGAATATTTCACCATATAATCTAAAGCTTTTCTATTTAAATCCATTCCTTCTTGCTTTAATCTAATGGCAGTGTCGCGAATCCATAATGCAATTCCAAAAGACATTACCAAGTCATCGTTATATCCGTCTTGAGATTCGGCCCTAGATCCTTTCCATATAAAGGTATATAGTTCTTGTATTAAGCGCTTACTACGTATAATAGGTAATTGCTCTCTCATATATTCTTCAAGCTTGGATATAATTAATGGACGTGTACGAGACGATGTAGTAAATCCAGGAACTAATTGCGATTGATCTCGCAAATCTGTTTGACGAGCCAATTGTTGATTAACTTCAGCAAATCCTGTTTCTCGTGAACTGTAATATAAATTCTTATATCCTCTGTCTATTACTTGTTGAATAGTAGCCCAACCAATATTAGCATTTTCAATTACTAACATTGCATCATTATATTCAGTAGCTATACCAACTAACATATTACCATAATCTTTTGTAGATAATTGTCCTTTATACTCTGCTACTTGTTCCATTGTAGTAACATCTAATACATGAAAAGCGGAATGATCGGAACTATCTCCTCGAGCAACGTCAGCTACTACTACGTAGGTTTTATTATAATCTGGATAATTCCATATCCATAAATTTCCGTCGAATCCTCTACGGCTTTCAGGATCTTTTATATAGGTTTCTTCGTACCATTTTAATATCGCTCCTTCTACTACAGTAGCACCAGATGAAACAAAATCACAATCACATTCTTGAGCCGCCATACGTGGCCCTAATAATTCATCTTGACGCTTTCTCCAAGATTCATTTCGTTCAGGATGTACGGTCCAATGCAATTTAATTGTATTAAATGGATTAGACCTTTCTTCAGCACCGGCCCATGTTTTATGGAAAAAATTACCAGTACCATTTGGTGTAGATAAAATTATAGCTTGACCGCCGGTTGCTAATGTTTGTTGAGCAGAACCCCAAATTTCTTCAATTCTATCAATAAAAGCCGCTTCATCAATAATCAAAAGAGATAATGCTTCTGAACGACCTGACGTGCTTGCGCTAGATACTGCTTTAATTTGCGAACCATTTTTAAATCGTAATGATAATTTATTATCTTCAATTGCTATTGGCTTTAACCATGAAGGTAAATTTTCATACATTACTCTTACTTTAGTAACTAAGTTTTTTGCTACTTCTTGTGTCGTAGCAATTACTAATATATTTTTATCTTGATGAAATGTCATTAGCCATAAAGCATACCCAGCTGTTAATGTAGATATACCTAACTGACGAGACTTAAGAATGATATTATAATCATGAGTTTTTAAATCTACTAAAGATTTTTCCTGAAAAGGGTATAAGTGAAAAAGTATTTTTCCTTTTTTAGGATGTTGAATATAACAATACTTTCGCATAAAATATACAGGGTCAGCTGCACATTTAGTATATTCACTCCTTATTATTTCTTTTAACGATTTTCCTTCCATAATATTATGCTATTTGAGCGGGAGGTGACGGCGCGGATGTTGCTCCTGCAACCGTACCTGGACTTGTAGTAGATCCTGCTACAGGCCCCGAAGGACTTGCACCTACTATAACTTGACCTGGCGCATTAATACCCTGCACTACTTGACCCGGAGGTATAATAATGGTAGCCGATTTAATATATGCATCAATTGCATTTGCTAATTTAGTTGCAATCTTTTTTTGTGCTACTATGGGAGGATCAGATGTGTTATTAAATAATTCCTGTAATGCAGAAAATATCTGAGCTTCTAATACTGGTTTAATTAAAGGCATAGTATTTCTTTATTATAAATATAGGTCCAGTAAAAATGGCTCGAATTTTGCAATAAGAGCCATTTATATATTATTTACTTGCTTTTTTAATACTTTCGTGTAAGTAATTATCTAAACGTTTTTGTATTTTAGATTCTTTAGCATCTGCTTTTTTCGGGTCATTAAAATTTGCCTGTCCCGTAGCTAATACTTTATCAACGTCAGGAACTCCGTTATCTGCCGGCTGTGGCATTACGCTACGATCTGGTGCCCAGCTTTGCGGTCCGTTATTTGATATCATTTGTTCAACGTTATTAGCTATATGATTTGCAATTGCATCATCATCAGCAAATCCATTAGCTTTCCAAACAGCACGAGCATTATCTGTTAGACTTTCTTTAACGTATTTAATAGTTTGGTCTTTTCCAAAAGATAATAAATTTCCTGCTTTTAAATTTGCCGATTTCGTATCAGTTTTCCCTGATGCAGCTGCGGTAGCAGTATGTACTGCCATTAAGATTTGTTGAGGCGTTAACTTACCTTTAATGTCTAAAACCGGAACTTTGCATTTAGGATTTGCGGCATACGCTTGAGACCATCTATGGTGTCCATCTAATACCCATTGACCGTTATATGTAACTATAGGCCCGCCGATATCTCCTGCGGCTACATTTCCTTTTAAAAATTTATCTACGGTACCGAATTTATCCGTACATATATTTGCTAAACTTTCAGCAGCTCCGATTTCATTTTGAGTCGGATTTAATGCAGTAGCTACTATAGATCCCCCAGAAGATTTTAATGCTTCATCGCCAGCACCTTTCGCATCCGTTTCACCTGCTTTTATAACTGCGGCTACATTCGGATCTGATAAATATTGCTGTAATTTAGTTACATATCCCGTTATATTACCGCTATCAAATTCGTTAGATAAATCATCTAATTTATCGTCCGTTGCATCTTCTTTAAGAAATTTTTGAAACTTTTTATAATAATCTTGTTCTTTAAAATTCATTTTAATCCTTTTCTGTTATTTGTATTTTAAGTGTATTTGTTCCTTTTATTACTCTATGAAACGTTTCTTTAGGAATAAATATCTCTTGG